AAACGCTATGTGGTGCAAGTTACACCTACTCAGTTGCAAATATACGTTCAATATTTAGACCAACATTTGCCGCTGCAGTTCCACCTACAGTTGATGCTACTGCACCTCAACAATATTTACCATTTTCTCATGCACTACACTTTGAAACAACTGTGCAGGAGGATACAAATGTATATGGGGTAAAATATTATAAACAAGCATCTCGAATTACACCGAGTACACCGAGTACAACTACTGCTAGAAATGAATCTCATTATCCTGTTAAATTAGGATTTAAACCAAACGATGAATATCTAATCGGTAAATATACGTGCGGTTCGTACTTATACTTATTTCCACAAGAATATGATACCGTTTCGGTTCAAGGAAATTTCCCAGCAACATCGTCTAAACAAATTAAATATGGTACTGAAAATACTTATAACATTCCTGTACTATTTCAATTTAGATGTTCAGACAAGTTAGGATACGTCGGAGGATTTAGAACAGCTGGTGCACTAAATAATGTTAAATATCAGAAAAAAATTGGAATCGACATCAATGTTAAGAATGATGTGCCTTTTTCTTTTGATCTTGAAATAAGCGCTCAGTATACTAAAGAAACTTCATTAGATGCACCATTAGTTCAAGGAAAAGGAAAAATTAGCACATTCTAAATAGATGGCAACAGATTTACAATACACTAAAACTCTATCACCCGAGTCAAGCTTTCAATTAGTTAGGACAAATCCTAAGCTAACTGGCAATATCAAACTAACTCTTAATGAAGCTGGCGACATGTGGTTAGATTCAATTAAGGCAAATTTAGAATTAGCAAAGGACGACTATTCTAGATTTCCAATCGATATTACTCAATCCCTTGCGGCAAACGTATATCAATTTTTTAAGAACGGCGAAACTCCAAATGAAATTATATTTGGTCTTACTGAAGGTGTAGATGCAACAAAAACCTCAAAGGATTACAAAGATCAATATGATTTTTCTAATTATTTTAGCGGAGTCAAATATTTTCCTTCTAACAAGTATGACGAGCGTCTTTCTTATTTTGCTCCATTATATCTTAAAAAAGAGATTCCTAAGTATTTTGTTATCCTAAAAATCAAGGATCCATTAAACGATCCAATCAATATATCTAAAAGTAATTTTGAAAATGGTCAAAGCCGAGCAGATTACTTAATTGGATTATTTAAGGACGCATCAATTATCAAGACGTTTGACCTAAGCGAAAACTCTAAGCCAGGAAAATTTATTCGTGATTACTTAAACAACAAAAATTTTCCAATTAGTCCACTTACTGTTTCTTTTGAAGAGGATGAATTTACTACATGGAATGGTATTGTTGTTAATTCTGGAACTTTAGGTAATCGTGGTGAATTACTCTATTCTCAATATAAAAGCTCAACTCCTCTAAAGTTTTTTGAAGAAAACATAACTAAAGGATTTGAAAGGAATGGAGTTATCTTTCCAAATATCTTAAACTTAGAATTTATTTTCGATGATAATACTTCTGAGAATTATGATTTTAACCGATACTTAGGATTATACGTTAATTCAATTGAACTTTCTGAGTTAGATATTGACCTTGAAAGAATGTATAATGAACGTGCAATCTGGTTAAATACACCTCGTTTAAGAAGACCGTATCTTGAATCAGAAGAAACGACACTAACTCAAACTAATACAGATGGCGTAGTTGTTCCATATAAGAATCTTAATTTTAACATGACTGAATTTGAAGATATTTTCTCAGATTCAGAAACTCTATATTTTAACTACCTTACTGATAAAGACAATCGTCTTTATCTACCAAAGCTTGAGCAGCCATATTCGGTTGACTTGTCGGCTGACCTTTCAGTAGACCTAGTTGGCGGCGGTACAACCGTTACTGTAACTTCAGTTACTCCACATGGATACGCAACTGATGATTTAATAATTATTACAAGTAGCGTTACTGGATTAACTGGAAGTTATTTTATTACAAAGATTTCAGATACTCAATTTACTTACCTAAACTCTACAGTTACCGCTAGTGTTACTGGTTCTGCTGCAAAGGATATAGGAGTAGGTAAGATGGTTTTAAGTAACACTAATGTGGATGTTGCTAATTTCTTCGGTCCGTCGAATAACTTATTTTTACAGGACAAAGGATTTGGCAGTAATTCAGCGGGTTTTTCATATGGTGTTATTAAAGTTAAGACAAATCTAAGTAACTTAGATGAGATTAAATTTTATCATCCAAATGGAACAAATGTAGATACTGTAGGCAAATATGATTACTTTACTGCGGCTACTGGTTATAGCTTAACTCTTAATCCTGGAGAATATTATGCATATAATGATTATGAGAATATTGTTGGACATGACGTATTTTATTTTAATCCAGTCGGGCTAGCCAATGAGGTTGCAACTGCAATTGCAGGTTGCTTTAATTCACTACGTAATCGTACTGTTACTGCTTATGCATATGATGAATACGTATTCATTAAATGTGCAGCGGCTGGTGACTTTGATAGTTTACATAAATTAAAGTTTACCTCACCATCTGCTCAATACTCTTCAGTTGAAATAGATGAGACTGGCGGGACGCAATTAGTTGGAACATATTTCCAATTTAAGGGCGGATCTAAAGCTACTAATAATCGTCTAGTAATCGATAGGGATCACCTAGCTAAAATAGATCAGGAACTTGATAACTTATTAGTTAAAACAAATGGTAGCTGGTCAAAGATCAAGAAAACTTCAGGGTATGTTGACTTGATTACTGAAGAGAACCTAACTTCTATTAAAGCTAAAAACTCTGCAATTGATAACTTCCTAAATAAAATGGTAGTTACTCTTGAGAATGAAGAATCACCAAATATTCAATATGGAGATTTTATCATGCGAAAAAAATTTAGACCTGAATTTGGTTTAATTTCTCTTTTCCCAATCAAAGATATTGATTTTGATTTTTATACAAGCGGATACTTAAACTTTCCTCTAATTGACCTATATCAATATTACTATATTCCTTCAGACTATCCTCTATTGGAGCCTGGAACACAGTATATTTGTATTAATTCTGGTACTGGAATTATTAATGATCCAACTATGCAGGCGACATCAGCGACTGCAATTAATTTATCAGCGATTCTATCACTATCTACAGTTACGGTAAATGTTGGTACCGCTACTACATATGGATTTGCTAATGCATTTCAAACAATTCAAGTACAACACGATGCTGAAAACTATTTTTACGGAACGGTTAACACATATAACCCATTAACTGGAGATCTAGTACTTGATGTAGTAAATTCACTTACTCAGGTTAAGTATACATCAATTACTGCTCTTTCTTCATGGACGATATTTCAAATTGCAGCACCTACTTTAACTTCTGGCGGTCCATTTTTTCCATTTAAAGTAAATCAAATGTGCTCTTATTCTAATCTTGTTGGATTTCCGGTAGTTTCATATTATAGTGGAACTCTAGTTTACGATCCACTGACCTATCCTATACTTGATGAAAACACAGAGCTTAAAAATTTCCCAGGATTCTCAATATTGAAGGATCCAGCAAAAGTAATTGCAGCAGATTTATCAGATGAATACACAATCAAAACTAAATATACAAACGGTTTAACCAATACTGAATATGATTTCTACAAAGAAAATGAAGCAACTGATTTTGCATTACGCTCTAAGATAATTCCATATATTACTAAATGGGGAATCAAAAATGGACTTGATTCTCGCGATAATCCATATCGATTAAATACTGAAATTGTGTTTGGTAGAAATAATTTTTCACCTGACCATACAGATCGTTCTCAAAATCCAGATAACTTTACCCACGAGTGGTTTTATATAGAGAGCAAATTTAATTATGTAGATGCGCTAGAATCAATAAAACAAAATACATATTATTTTGATACACCGCTTGATCTTACTCAATTATTAAGCGACCCAGAATATTTTATCAATTATTTTACTTATTCACCACAGTTTGGAACAGATACTAATGGTGAACCGATTGACGTTGCTAGTGCACAATTTAGATATTCAAATATCTTTAAAAATGCCGCAGGTCAATATGAAACTTTCTTTAAAGGCTTTAAAGTCTTATTTAAAGACGTACATGATTCCGCTGTGCTTGGTGAAGACGGAAAACCTGTTGCAAAAAAGGAAACTTCTAGATTTGATAATTATAAATTTAGCTGTATCTTAAAACCAGTAAAAGAAGATTTTTTCAATCGCACTCAGCCTCCTATAAGTTTTAAATTTATTGAGCACAAAGACTATAAGTTTATTGTGCTCGTAATTGAGATCGCAATAGGATCAATTGATGATATTGGCGCTTGGTGGTTAGGAGATTTTTCTCCAGGTTCCTATATTCCTCGACAAAGACTCGTTAGCGGCGATCCTGCAGTAGTTTCCACATCAACCAATGTACACTGGGCAACCAGCACATTCTCTAATTTTGAAACTATCTATGGAGATTACAGAATCAAGTTTGACCAAGTAGACGGTGTCGACATATCAAACATTAATCATAACTTACTCTATTCGCTAAAGAATAAAAAATATAATATTCGACTAGATAATTTTTCAAACATTAAATTATCATCTCAGCTAGGATTAGCAGTTGGTGGTATTGAATTTTTAACTTCAACTAACGGAACTATTAAGAAGAGCGAAATTGCACAAATTGCAAATTATCCAGACTCGCTATCTGATGAGTTTACTCCAACTTCAAACTTGGGATTATTTGCAATGAAGAATACTTCAAGTGGAGTATTTTATATTATTGATCAGACTCAAGCACTAGTTCCAACTAACTCAAATCCAATTGATGCTGCACTCGATGATAAACTTATTTTTAACTTAGACATTACTACACCATCTAGTGATTTAAGCCTAGTCACTCTAGTTGCAGGCCCACCATACACTACAATCTATCAGACTCTTCCGCTGTCTACTGGTTTTTCTGCGACTATAAGAAATTATTACTCTTTCTTTGTAATCGGAGGTGGTAAAAATTACTTTGAAAAATTATTCCAAAAGCTTTCTTTTTCAAAGTTTAAAAGCTATGTAAATTCTCTTGATCCAATTATTGAATTTGAATCATACTCACTAGATTCAAATGGAGTGAGTCAATTAGCCACAAATCCTAGATACTATATTGAAGTGCCAGACATTTCTCATGTTCAACTTACTAGTCAAATTATTGTTAACTCGGATATTGATACTCCAACTCAATTTTCTTTTGACAAAGAAATAGGATACCAGTACGAGCAAGCAGCTCTAAATAATGTAATCGAATTTAATAGATATAAAGGAGAATATGAACCGCTCGTAAAAGACGTACTCTATTGCAAATCGAATTTCAAGTTTTTCAAAAATAAGATTAACGACTTAAAATTAAGTAACGTTCGTTTAAATTCTCAAATTAGTGAGCTTTTAACCCTATCTAACTTTAATCATATTAAAGTTTCAGATACAAAGATTTTAGACCTCGAATCAGACTCTAAGTATACTCCAATTTATCCTAAGATTGGAGAAGTTGCAATCGGCCAAGCCGATTACTTCTTACTAAATAGCAACTGGGATTGGGGCTTCCATCATAAATATTCTAGCAAAACAGTCTATTCTCCAGTATCTGGAGCACTACGCGTAGAAGAGGACGAAAACTTCCTTGGTAAAATCCTGATCGTGCCAAATACTATTAACTTAGAACAGTTTACCCTTACTACTCTTACGCCTAACCAAAAGTTAGAGGACGTAGATTTAACACAAATTGAAATGGTAGTAAAAGAAAACGAGTTGCAAGTAGACGGATACCTTAACTTAAACAATGCAATCACGACCTACTTGTTAAATGATGGAATTGAACAAAAGTTTAACCAATACCTAGTTGACTCTAGCGCCTACATTGGAAACTATGGGTCGATCCAAGAATACGTTAAAGATTATATTAAGATTAATATTTTAAAATTATATGACATAACTACTGCAGACTTTTTTAGTAAAAGAGATGCTAAACTATTTTCTACAAGCAAAGTAAAAAATTCTAATACTGTTTCCTTTGATTTCTTAACTGACGCTCAGCGAGTTAAACTAGGATATTCAGAGTTTAAGAATGTACAAATAAATAAATCAGAACGACTCATACTCAAATTCAGTATTCCAAAATCAAATGATGCCGGATTAAGTATTAGTCCAACGATAAAAATTAAATTCATCTAAAGATGCCAATTAGAATAAACCTAAAAGAACTTTTTCCTGCTGATGCTCAAGAGATAACAGTAGATAAACTAAATTTTAACTTCAACAAGTTACTTGAACTTGGTATTGGAGAGCAAGGATTAAGAGGATTCTCTGGCGTCCAAGGTTCACCTGGGCCTGGAGGTATTCCTGGTCCAACTGGCATTAGAGGTAATGCTTGGTTCCTGGATGCAGTATACGATCCAAATACCCTAACTTTTACCGAACCTTTAATCGATGGAGATTTTTACCTAGATTCAACCACTTTTACGGTATGGCAATATAATGGAGCGACTTGGGATTTTGTATTTGACCTTACTGCAATTATTAATTCATACTTAGCTGCATCACCTTCTCCTTTTTCTAGAGGATTAGGTATTGGTACACCAAAGGATGAACGATTTATTGTTTTTGGTCGTCGCGATGACAATATAAATGATAGTTCATTCGGTCAATCAAATAGTGCAAATAATGACGTGCTCTTCTTAAATAACTTTAATGAAGATGTACTAGCGGCATTAATTCCTCCCGGATTTAATTATGGTCCAGCAACTAGCCCAACCGGTAGCCAGATTCCAGTCGGCGATCTTTTTACGTCATTACTTACAGTATACGTCGATCACCGAAATGGTATTCCAGGCAGATATCACCTAGAGTTTGGTGAATTGTATGAAGATGCCGCAGTTCCTGATCCTAATCCAATTTTAACTCAAGTTACTCAAAACTTTAAAATGAAGTATCTTCGTGAGCAATCACTAATTGATACTGATATCTTTAATATTGCACAGTTTTCAGTAGACGCTCCAGATTCTTTTGCAGATAGTTCTAGAGTATTCAATGCGGTATTTCAATTTGATTCGCCACGTTGGGACGGAAGTTCTGCATCTGGCAAAACCAGTTCTCTCTATTTTGGTTCACGATATGGACTAGACGAAATTGCTGGTTCTGCAAATACTATTGAAACGGATGGTATTCTTTTTTACGATCCTGCAGGTACGCTACGTACCAATATAGGTATTGCAAAAGAATATACTATTGCAAATTTTCCAACTGAGACTGGTTATGTAACGAACGATGGAACTGACAGCTATTTTATGCTTGATCACGCCGCAAATATTTATGCAATCTACCTAAACAGTGTAACTTTACAAGATGGCGGTAATTTTATTCAATTAGGAACAACTGCGCCTCGTACAATTGATACTGCAGTTGCAACACTGGTTCCTACGTCAAGCCATGTTTTTTCTGCAATCGTTTCAGATAACGGTACTCTATATCATGTTGGTGGAGCTAAATTTTCTGCAACATATGCTGGATTGGGCGGATACATGACAAAGTATTCAATACTCAATCCAAACAAACCACTTGCCGAATGGTCTCAAAAATTACTTGGAAAAACAATTGACCTTACTGCAGCTGGTCGAGGTTGCGCTGGCAATTATCCATACCCACAATATTTAGGCACCGCTCACCCAGTTCTTTCTGGAGTAGCAGACATGGCAATTGCTGGAGAAACAATGTATCTAGTAAACAACCAGTGTACTGCAATTACTGCAAATTACGCAGACTTTAGTGCCCAATATTACCGTACCTATTTTCAAATATTACAATTAAATAGCACTGCCGAAACCGCACCAACTAGACTTTCTAGATTAGGTTATGGAGAAACTGCAGGTACCACAACTATTCCAATTGCTGAAGACGATCCATTAGAATTAAATTGTGCGTGGAGAATCAAGCTCAATGGTAATACTGCAATCGTTGCACGAAACGGTCTTCCTTGGGGAACAAGTATTGTTAGTCCAATGGGAGGAATGTCTGGCACATCTGTTGTACTTGCAGATCAGGTGTATACTGGAGGACTCACGGCAGTTGATATTACTGATCCTACCGATCCAATTATTATACAAAATGCAGACTTACCATTGCTGGCTAGTCAAGAAGATATTTCGTCAATCCTAGATATTACAATCAATGATAATAAATTATATGCATTGACAGTTCGTCAGTCTATGGCGGCAACGACTGGAGGCACAGTATACTGGGGAGTTTACATGGATGTATATGATATTTCTGGATTATCTAGACCTACTTCGATTCGTAGTAATGCCAGTGGACCATTTTCTCGAATGATATGGGTCGGTCGCGCAGGTAACGCTATTGATACAAGCGCAGCACTCACAAATGCTCAATGGATTACTAAGTCTAAATATGGTGCAATTGCAGCAAATGACAAATACGTCTTTACTGGATACAGGAATAAAATAACTATTTATAATGCTTATCCTGGTGGAAAGGGCACAGCATATTATGATCCAGCAGAGTGTCAATACACCTACTCTCAAATATTGCAAGAGCCACTAGACTTTGGAGGAAATCCTCTAGCTTGGGGTGCTGAAGAAATTTATGACATTAAGGTTCACGGAAACAGCTTATATGTATTAGCAAAAGCCGTTGACCTTGGAGAGCCTCGATACTTTGTTTTTAAGTACGATATCTCTGGAGGTTTATCCAATACTACTGGTTCCATTCCAAATGGAATCATTAAAGTTTGGCAAAAAGAGCTTTCTGCGCCGTGTTACAGATTTGAAATTATCGGTAAACATATTTATGCTCCTTTAACATCAACCTCAGGTAATGACGCAAACCTAGCAGCATTAGATACTCTTGAATTTGATGGAATCTACACAAGTGGTGCACATATTGAATCCTTACGCGCAGACAAAGCAGTAGTTGTTGGCCCTGCCGAAATTGGTACTGACCTGAAAGTTAATAATAACTTACAGGTTGGTGGAGACTCTCTAATCAGTGGTAACTTATCTGTGAGCGGCAACATGGAGGGTAACCTAACCCACGTGATAGTGAAACAGGCTGCAAACCAGACATTTGCATCAAGTCTTGTAACTACTAATTATGTCTCATTTGACACAAAAGAGTTAGATACACTTAGCGAATTTACAGTAACTGGATCAGCATCGACTCGAGTATTTTTAGCAAAAAATTCTGGCGTATATCAATTTAATTATACAGCAAGATGGTACCCAGCCAATCTCCAAGTGGAGATATACTTAATATCTGCATTTCTTAATGTAACTCCAAATCCTTTACTTGCAGCATCCGTTGCTCCTTATACTAAATTACTTAGTCTGATATACGAAGATACGACCACCACCGCCACTCCTCTTGATCTTCTTATGCAAACTCTTTCTGCAAACACTTCAATTTACCTTAATGAAGGAGACAAAGTAGGAATCGGAATGGGATGGTTCGGTACTGATCCCGCCGACGTCGATTTAATCCTAGACAACGTTGAACTTACTATCTCTAGACTAATTTAAAAAATAGAAAAAAATGAGCAATATATTACATACGCTAAAAGCAATCCAGTCAATTAATAATAAGGCAGTGCCGCTCATTGATTTTACTGGAGAATTTCAAGATGATAAATTCGTACTTCTCTCTTGGAATACTGAAAAATTAGGACCTGCTCCAACTCAAGAAGAAATTGATGCAGCGATTACTACAGTTACTGAAGACGTTCAATTAAATGGGTATAAAGAATTAAGAAAACGAGAATATCCTCCAATGGCAGACTATCTTGATGGAGTAGTTAAAGGAGATCAGGCTCAGATTCAAGCATATCTTGATGCCTGCCTTGCGGTAAAAGCTAAATATCCAAAGCCTTAAAGGAACCTTCTCCAGAACCACTTACTTTTGCGGCAAGCTTGCGATATAAGTATTCTCCTCTAGAGTTGATGTAGGGCTCAAAGTATCTGAGCACATCTAATAGATTTGCAGAATCTTTTAATTTAAGAATTTTTGGGTCGATCTTAATCGTCTTGCTCAGTACTGACTGAATATAGTTTTTTACAAAAAATTCTCCAAACTTCTGATCCATGTAGTCTGCATATGGACTATCTGCCAGCTGCGACAAGATAACTTCGCGATATTCTTCTGCATCAAATTCTCTTGCAAGAGCTGACCATTTGTAACCATTATAATTTCTAAGTTCATCCTGGCCCTTAAACTCTGCGCGTTCTCCAGCAATCGCTTTAATTTCTTCATCGGTTAGCACATAAAGTAGGTCAAAAAATGTCTTTAACGTAGGCGCCTTCATGAGATACGGATATGCCTGTGCAGTATACCTATTCATTAGTCCAAGTCGATAATTTCTTAAAAAATTAGGATCTTTATAATCGTTGTATGCATGTGTAATTTCATGCTGTAAAATATCAGTTAAGTAACCGTTAATTTCAGATAGGTCAACCTTTTCTCTATACCGGTGTACTGTGAACTTACAATAAATCTCAAGCTTTACTTTTTCTCCCTTGCCTCTAACCAATCTCACTTTATTATAGTTTCTTTGATAGTGTGCATCATAGGGAATTGGGTCCTTCTGGTCGACTGCTGCAATCCGCAATATAATCATAAGTTCATCTATTGGAAAGTCACCAGCAGCCTTCTGGGAAACTTCCTGATAGGCATTATCGATTAATACGTCTTTACTAAAATTAGTGAAGCCTTTTTTAAATTTAAAGGCCGCATATCGTTCAAGATCAGTCATTATCTTTTTCTCAGCAATAGTAGCATACTCAGCTACAGTATTAGAAAAGCCTCTGGCTTCTAATATAAATTGATTAAATCCTTTAAGCATTTTCAAATTTCCACTGGTCTAGCGTGAAAGGCATCATTTTTTCTAACCAGACATGCTGATATAGCTCTGCAATAATTAGGGGCTCAAAGTTAACCTTTTTTGCTATTCCCTTGTTTAGGAGCAGAGTGTCCTTTACTGTTTTAGCGACTAACTTTTCGTCCTCGTCTTCGTGAATAACCACAAAACACACATTCTTTTTGCTGGATAGACTTTCAAGTTTTGGATCTTCGAGTTTAATAATTTCTTCGCTAAATACATTCTTCTTAATCTCAGGCACAGTAATAGTTCGAACTTTTGAAAAAGTATAACCAAAGTTCTTTTTTCTGTCTTCAGTAAACTTCCATACTTGATACGCAGTTGTGCCTAACCTGTTGGTTACTACAAATATCTCTTTTTCAAGATGGATCTTTTCATTCATGTGGAAAAGTTTAATCTTTCCAAGTATATCCAGGTGAACCTTCATGTAGTCAATAATAATGTTTAAAAACACATAATTTGCATTCTTAAAAATATCTGCAGTCTCTTCCGGCAGGTCATATAACTTTTTTAAGTCATCTTGAATCTGTTTAATTCTTTCGTTTTTCCAGATCTCTTTAAATTTAGCAGTAAAGATATTGCCATTTACTGCCAAGTTATTTAGGTTAAGCATATGGAACAGGACCTCGTAAAACCGGTCAATGTTATCAGCTTCAATTTCTTTCTTGTATTTTAGACTTGCATCTAATAGCACATAGTTAAAATACTCCGCATCTAGGTAGGTTCCTTTGGTAATCCAAAGTGGGTCTAATATAAATTCTTTCTTCACGTGAATCAAGTCTTTTTATTATTTATTTTACTACAGGTTGAATATCAGTTTAGTTTAGTATTGACAAATAAATAATAAAAAGTAAATAGCGACAGTAGAATGACAAAAACTACAGTAAAGATATTAATCGACCCACAAAAGAATTCATTAACTTTTAGTCAAAATTTTAGGATTTTCTCAACTCTTGAGCCAATTACTGGAATTGTTGAATTTACTGACTTCGTTGAAGATCTCATCCTAACCTCACCAGCTGCAATAGATTTAACTAATCTAAAGAGATATATTAGGTACTCTAGAAATAGACTGGACTGGTCTCTATGGTATGAAGTTGCACCAGGTAATATTGGTGATGCTGGTTCCATGTTCTTGGATAAAAATGACCACTTTTATTTTGAAGTAAAGTATGTATATGATGACGGCACAGCAAATGAATTAGCTTCCCCAATTCAAATTAATGAAATTAAGCTAAGATTTGCAAACGGAGTTAGCTTGCCGACTACGTATGCACCATCGACTGCGTGTTCAGACGAAAAATGTAATTCGATTATTAGTAATCGTGACCCAAGTTTTAGACCATATGAAGTAGGCAGTGCAGTTGGAATGTTCCAAGAACTTTCGTACTATACAAACCAGCTATATGGACACCAGGTTGTCTACTTTAGAACTTTACCTGAACTGGACAGTGCAGATTATGTATTTAAGGAGTGGACGCTATATAAAAACGTAGATCGTAAGTGTATTAAAGTTTTAGTACCAAAGAACGCGTTTCCAAGTAATGCTCCAAAATATACTGAGTTTGGAATGGACTTTCAGTTACCTTTTGAAATCCACCTTGACCACCGATATTTTCAATCTATTTTTGGTGCCAACTCTGAACCTAGAAAGAGGGACTTCTTGTATTTTCCTCTAATCAATCGTATGTTTGAGATTCAGGGTTCATACTTACACCGAGGATTTATGATGACTCCTACTTTCTGGAAGATTCAACTTAAGAAATTCAATCCAAATATTGATATGTTGCTGAAGGACGAGACTCGTCACTTCCTAGACAACGTAATCACCAACGCTGAACAGTTATTTGGAGATGAGGTAAAGAAAGACATACAGGATGGAACTATGCCTGAACAATATAAAACTATTTCAACTACGTTTGATTCTTCAAGAAGAGCAATCCATCCAGATGTTTCAATTAAACCTCTGAAATATACATTTAATTTTGCAAGCTTAATTGAAAATTATTATGACTTTACCCAAATTCCTTTATCGGATCTAAGTTACGAATTGACCACAACTCATCCACCAGTGGCAGAGAGCATGAATATTGAAAATCTACGATCTCTTGATCCGCTGAGTGCACAGGTGAATGACGTTGTGCTTGCATATCAGGGCAGTCCACTATTTACTGCATGGAAAAATGGAGCGTTACTAACTAATGACAAAAACGTAAAAGGAACTTCTACTCTTTTCTGTAGAATTAGAGGACCGTTTGATACTATCCCAAATAACGAAGGTCAATCAGTATCAGGAAGATATGTTAGAGTGGAAGGTTATCGTAATCTTTCATTTAAAGATCAACGCGATTTATTAATCGATACTATTGGTGTCAACAAATATATTAAATTTAAAGTGAGACAGACTGGTGTAGTTTATTCAGCTCAACCTAAGTTTAATAAAACAGATTCTCAAAATCTTTCTTATACTAGCTTATTTAATGTTCCTTCTACATCAGACGTAGTTAAATTTCTAGATGGATTTGATAACGAGACTGGTACTGGTGTTAAAATTGAAGGATTATTCACCCGATATTTTGCAACTCACCCAGAAGGAGACCTTGACTTGACAGTTACGATTAATTCTCAAGTAAAGAACTATACAATTGTAAACTTTAAGAGCGATGCATGGCATGCAATAGTAATTTCTATTTCAAACGAGTTTAAACAGTGTGGAGTTTACGTATATTCAATTCAAGAGGATCCATCAGATATTATTAATCACAATGATTTTAAAACTGTTTTCTCTAGTATCTCGTCTTTAGTTCAAACTGAATTTAATTTAGAGTCATACTATACGTTACCGGTTTCAAACTTGTTAATAACTAATTTACGTCTTTTCAATACAATGATTAAGGAAGAACAACATGACTTTATTCTAAGTCAACAGTTTATTAAGGACGAGTCAATGTTGCTATTGATTGATAACTGTAAACCTCAATTAAATCTTCCATACATCGCAAAAAATAGATAAAGTTAATGAAAAATACAAATCAAGAAAATATAAGAAACGAAAATGTGCAAGACATTTTCATGAGAAATGCAACTCTTACTGTATTGGATTTACTTAATCGTAATGTGATTATCGATCTTAAACGAGGCGACGCTGTGGAAAAACATGAAGTGCCTTTCTTCTATAATTTTGGTGGAGATGAAGGATTCATGAAAGATTTCTTTTTAGAACTTCCAACTGACTGTAAATATCCAAACCATGCAGAAGGAAACTATGAAATTATGCCAAGAGGAGTAGTAACATTAAGCTCATTTGCGATTCGTGCAAACGATATTACTAATAAATTCGTAAGAGGAACTTTTAATCAGGAGGTAAGAGACATTAATGATCAAAAACAGCTTAAGGCATATTCGGCTCGACTTTTTACCTTACCTATTACTTTGAAATATGCTTTAAAGATAGAGAGCGATAACATCAATAAGACTTTTAAAATTATTGAGAAAATATTTGATTTTTACTATAAGAATCAGGTAAAGTACTTTCAGTTTAGAGGAGTTAGAATTCCAGCGCAAATTACTTTTCCAGAAAGTGCAGATTTTCAAAAGCTTTACAGCTTTACATATACTGACAATAACATTGTCTCAATTACCTTGAATTTAGATATGGAGACGTATTTCCCTAGTTTTGACGATCACTCTACTTTCTATAAAGGAAATACCATTCACCAAATTAACCTTAGAGAAACGCAAACTGGTTCGAATGCCGCTCTTGATGATTCATGGATCGATAAAGACTATCCGCCAGCTGAATAAATAATACAATATGGAAACAAGATTAAAAAGTTTTACCCAATTTATAGGCGAACACCTAGAAATTTCAGAAGAATTAAACTATCATGCCACTCGTGATCTATCAATTGCTGAGTCAGTTTTTAGACCGGGCAGCTTTGCCCACATGAAACTATTAACTGAGACCAGAGATCTTTATGAGGCCGGCAAAATAAAACTTGGCGAATTAGATAATATTCTCTTTGAACAGACAGATCTTGGAAAAGTTGCTCTATATGAGGGCAAAGTAGTTGCACTGGATCTAGTACTTGAAGCTGAATACCATGGTAAAAAAGTGGAAATCGGCAAGCCTAAACGTGGTGGTGCTAAAAAATATCACGTATATGTATTAAATCCCAAGACAGGCAAAGTAAAATTAATCTCTTTTGGCGATGTACATGGCGGTCTTACTGCAAAAGTAAGTAATCCTAAAGCTAGAAAATCATTTGCGGCTAGACATAGATGTGCTGAAAAAACAGATCGTACTACTGCTGGATATTGGGCCTGCCGAATTAATCGATATGCTCACCTTTGGGGAGGAAAAACTTATCCTGGCTTTTGGTAATGAAACCATATTTTGACATATCTGATCAAGTTAGACTTTTTTCTCAAGAGATAGATGAAAGTGAACTTATGTGGCATCGTGATGAAGAAGATAGAATAATTGAAGCAACTGAACACAGCGATTGGAAAATACAATTAGATAATCAAATTCCAATTAACATCAATAAGCCGGTCTCAATCAAAAAAGGAGAGTGGCACAGACTTATTAAAGGAACCGACAATTTAAAATTAAAAATAGTAAAAATATCTTAAAGAATGAGCGTTTTAAAATTTAATCAATATCTAATATTGGAAAAAGGCACAGAGTCATGTCCAGTAGCAACTCAAAATTTAGAAATAAACACTAAACGTAGAGATGCTGCAATTTCAGCTGACTACATTCAATATGGTCCATTAAATCTATCTGATGAAAAATATTGGGAAGATCTTGCAACACATTGGAAAACAACTGCAGACGTTGCCAAAAATTCAAATTGCGGAAATTGTGTAGCATTTGACATTTCACCAAGAATGGAAGAGTGTATGCCTGGAGAAGTTAGTGATCCTGATGGAAGACTCGGTTACTGTTGGATGCATCACTTTAAATGTCACTCAGCGCGAACATGCAGAACTTGGGCAGCAGGCGGACCTATTACACAAGATTCAATTTCAGCAGATTGGCAAAGTAAAAATGAAGGAGATGTTAATGAAAAAAGAAAAACTAAAAACTCTCCAGACTGGCATGATTCAGATGCACCAGACGCTAATGGAAAATTTAAAGAGCTTGGAATAAAAGAACTTGCAAAATGGTTAATTCGAACTAGAGGAGGAGACATGCGTAAGATTACCGGAAGTCTAAACCAACAAATAGTATTTAATCGAAATGATAATCCAGCATATGCTAAGAAGATGGAAAGCGTTAGAGCTGAGGTAAAAAGACAACTTAGTAAAAAAAAATAAAAAGCAATGATTCTTACTTTTAATCAATACTGCATTCTTGAGAGCAAAAAACAAAAGGCTCATCCTAAAAAATATAAAGCTCCTGAGGGGAGTGCTCGTGATAAGAAACTAGATAAAGCAAAGGAACTACTTAAATCTGGGAATAGCGAAGATGCATATCAGCTTAGAGATAACATGGAAAAAGCTGAAAGGAAAAAGAAAGACTTTAAGAATACTCCGCGTGAAGATTCAAAAGTAAACGAGGCAAAGAAAAATACTGGTAAAAATTTAAGTAAAGAAACCCTTGCTAAAATTAGAGCGGTCGCAACTAAAAAGGGCTATTCATTTGCCGATTTAAAGCGTGAATATATTAAAGGATTAGGTGCATATTATTCTTCGGGTTCTAGGCCTGGAATGACATCACATCAATGGGCAATGGCCAGAGTAAACGCGGCAAGTCCAAGTAAAAGCTGGGCAAACGTAAAAAAAGTAGGCAAATAATGTTATTAAATTCAAGACAAAACGGATTTGTATTCTCTTTTCCGCCAGATTTCTTTAGCGATGCGGTGAAAGAAAAATACAAGAAATATTATCAAAGCTTAATTTTGCCATACGACAGTATT